GTTCTGGCATATTCTTTTCCTTTTTAGTAATTTGAGTTGAGCGTACAATGGGACCACCCGTAGCTCCACCAGCAGCTGCACCACCGATCGCCTCGGCCTCTGGCAGCAACGCCTTGAGAGAGGGCATCTTCCCAACTAATGCCTTGATAGCATGTAAAGTATTCTCGGAAAGCATCCTGGGCTCCATCGGAGTCACCGTCAACGCATTCCGTTTCAAGGGCCACTTGGTAATAACACCAGCATGGACTTCAGCCTTGCCAGTAGCCTCTGAAGAAGTGCCGATAATATCAGCCTCAATCAACTCCTCCAGATATTCCATATATTCAGCCTGACGATCCAAGGCCATCTCGACCCACAATCCATAATCATCAGCCTTGGCGGTCTTCCAATCCACAACACCCAGGATATCATCCCGACCTGGGGCTCCATCATTCCAATCGTAACCATGCTCCCAATCAACATAAAGCTGGCCCGTCTTGGTATAGCGAGATTCATATTCGGTCTTAGAAGTAAAGGTCTCCCCGGCCAGATCCTTCCCACCGAAAATGCATATGTAGTTGCCGACTCGTAATTCTGTATCAGTCTTGGATAAAATCTTTAGATTGTTCTTTTTCATAAAACCTCCCTTATAAAAAATTATAGCACAGAAATTTAGCAGCTGCGTACACAACGAATACGACAGCAATCCACCAGCGGATTTTCCAGATCATCATTTATTCCCAGCCTCCATCCAAGCCTTGACGAACTTCCGTAGCTCGCTGGTCTTGGGGTTGATTTCAAACCGGACCTCCACAGCTTCAATGATCGATAACAAAGCAGACCGAATCATCATCCAGAACTTACGATCACGATCATCCATATAATTCCTCCAGATCCCACTTCTCTTTTAGATATGCCCGATTGAAAGCCTTACCCTCAGCATAACCAGGGAGCTGCAGCCGAGTGCTGGACCGCAGATGCCGGAGCGGAAGATTGCCCCAGTGACTTTGGAATCCAGCCTCCGCAGCTCTGAAGCAGAAATCTCCATCCAGATATCCGGAAGCTTTGAAAGCCTCATCAAATCCACCGATCAAATTATAGAGATCCCGATGGAATAGAATCGACCACCCATCAACCCAATGATAATTACACTGCAGCTCACCGATCTGATAATCCCGATAATCGTTTCCATAGACGCTCCCAGGGCTGAGCTTCTTTATCCTGGGCCAAGCCGGATCCTCAAGCAGCACATCGATATCCAGGATCCAGAGCCAATCAGCTGTGGCCAGGGACAGTCCGATATTCAAAGCCTTCGTTCGGCTGCACACCGGAGCCTCAACACCAGTAAACCTTCCCTTCTGAATAACATCCGGAGCTTCACCAGAAAAGGAACTCTCTTGCCGGACCAGGACAATCTGAGCATCTGGATCCCTGGAAAAGGATTCAACGAATTCAGGACCATGAACACCATCAACCGTTGTAGCGATCGCAGAGTATTTATACATGAGCTAATATCCCCAGGAAATCATGATCGATCAATCTCCAATCAGAACCAGTAGATCCAACAGCGACCTGGACCACATGCCGGACCGCTGGTTTATTATCAAGATCATCGAAGATAATAAACTTCGATATCCTATCCTTCAGCAGCAACCAATCAGACATACAGCCCTCAACGGTATGATCACCATCAATATAAGCCACATCAAACTTCCGGTCACCCAGGGCCACAGGGAGTGGTGGAGTTTTCTGCAGATGCAAGTGAAGCCGGAGCGGATCCAGACCAGCAGCTTCCCAATTGGCCCGAACGATCTCCGGAGAAGGAACCATATCACATTCAGGATCCGGTCTCCCAGGCTCACCGTTATAACCAGTAAGCGGATCCACACAATGAACATCACCAGAAACAATCTGCCCGATCTCAACAGCAGACCCGCCGAATAAAGTACCAGTCTCAATGTAATCCTGGCAGCCTTGAAGGTATTTCCTGAACGCCCTCACCCTACCAGAGCAGCAGCAGGATCGACCGATGAACTCAGACATCAAGGAACTCCTTTAGTGGAACCCGATCGTACACATCCAGAACACCGCCAATACCAGCATTCACAATCCTTCTGCCGGCTCCCTCAAAATTCTTCCGAGCGAACCGATGAACATCCCGAAGCGTTTCATCAGCCAGGGAATAATCGCCATGAGTGTAAGTCATATATTTGGAATCAAAATGATTGTAGTCTCGACCAGGATCCGGAGCAACGATCCCTAGATCACAGCCGATCACAGCGACATCGGAGTAACCAGCCTGGAAAATAAGTGGCAGAACGGTATTCATCGTTCCCCCGTACACGCAAGGAACTGGAAGATGCCAATCATCCGGAGCAAACTCGTTACCATGCTGCCGACCATGCCCCAGCCCTTCACAGCGAGAGATCCATTCAGGACCAGAATCAGGATACCTCTTCAGCCAGGGCTCCATATATCTTTCAAATCTCTGCTCGATGATACACCGCTCAACGCCTGGAGCCAGATGAACTTTCACCGCATCCTTAGCATAACCCTGGGTAAACTCCAAATGGTTTCCCTTCTTGACATCGTAAGCCAGGAACTCAACCCAGACCCAGACCGATGGCCTCCAAGGAGTGCGGTCGTACATCAGATCGATAAGGTTCATAGACCAGGTCTCCACCAGGCCCTGAGACTGCAGATCCAGCAGTAAATCAAAATCCCCAGCAGCCAAATGCTTGCTGAGGGAAGGACCGTTGCCGATCACCACTACCTTCGGGCCAGGGACCGGAGTCCGCACCCAAGAAACTTCATCATCCACCTGGACCACAACGTTTATTGCAGCCCCAGCTTTTTCAACGCCTTCAGCATCCATAGAGTATAAATCCTATTCAGAATATTGATCTTCTCTTTCGCCACACCAAGCAGAATACGCCAACCACCACCACTGATGTTCTTATTGATCACATAGGACTGGCCCCCACCACCCTCACGTGATCCAGTCAGATACTCAGCATAGGAAGCACGATTCCCAATCACCGTCTGAGTCGTGCCACGCTGACGGACAGTGAACTGAGTACCATACCGCTCAGAGTTATTCTTGGAAGTCCCATCAGCATAAATATAACCAATGCCCCTGAGATATCCCCCAGGGATCTTCCTACCAGATGGCTCCGATGGATAGTTCTTCAGACCCTTCGTTCCTATAATCTCCTTGCCAGCTTCCCGTCCAGCCTGGGACCAATGACGCATGATCTCAATGGGCGCCTTCTTCAGAGCAGCGATGACCTTCGCATTCTTGACATCAACTTCAATCATCGGATCCCCCAACCGTATCAAATCCAGGGACTTCAATCTCAGGTTTACCCAGGGCAACCGTATCAGCGATATCGGTCCGGCTCTGCATCCAGCAGCGACAACTCTTATGGGCTGGAGGATGATCGAACTCACCAACAAACTGGTCGTTGATAAGGACCGTCAATTCATTCAACGGAGCGCAGATCTCGCAGACCATTGAATCATTATTCGTGTACCAGGTCTTGATAACCTTCGCATCGGGGAATTCAGCCAGGGCTTGCTGGCCAGCAGCGAACTCAGACTTCCCGAACGTACGAGTAATCTCGGACACTGCGATATCCTCAGCACGACCGGAATCCAATCCGGATGCCATCAGACCATCGATCACATCCCCGATCGTATATCCTTCCTCGGAGATGAAACTGGTAAGCTCACGCTCCAACCGCTTACCAGTGGTCTTATCAATCATTTCAGTCAAATCAGTAACCCAGGAATCAACCCAGAATAAAGCATCCTCGTTGTAAGCAGCATAATCCAACACGATATCATTTGCGAGAGAGAACTGCTGAAGGCCATCATCCATCATGCCAGCGAAAGCCTGGACCAGCAGCTCATCAGATTCAGGATGGTCAATAGGAATATTCACACCAGAATTCTTCAACCGATTATCCTCAAGCCAGGTCCTGATCATATCAGCCTGGGCATCGAAGCGGAGCCGGAAGATCTTGAAAAGCTCGACCTCCCAGGCTTCCTTCATAGCTCGACCAGGTTCCTTGGGATCACGCCTCTTGTAACCTTCAGGGAGAATGAGATCGTAGGAATCCACGATCGAGTCAATCAACTGGTGTGCAACCAGCTTACTCGGCTTCACTTTTTCCCCGAAGCACATCAACAACCTCAGTGACGGATTCAATCAGGGCAGACTTATCCAGATCAAGCTGCTCCCGAATGGCTGTGGCCAGGGCATCAGGATCCGGACCAGCTGGAGCTGGACTTGGAGTTGGAGAAGGTAACTCCTTCAGCAGCTGGAATTGCTCAAACTCGTCCAGTACATTGAATTCAAACAGAGCCGGATCCCTACCCTTTCTCAGATAATTGCGGAATTGCCTTCGTTCATTCCCAGCAGCTTCCTCATGAAGATGATCAACATGATCAACCCGAACTGCAGCCTTACCAGGAACTTCATCCGGAGGAAATACATCAGTCTCCATCTGGCGAGCTTCTATCATCATCGAGTCCAGTTCCTCAGCCACCATGCCATCAGGGAGATCAAGCCCCAGCATCTTCGAAGCGACCGAAGGCATAATCCCACCACGCCGATAATTGACGAAAGCAGTGGAGCGTTTAGTCTCATCCTCTTGGAATACATCAAGAGTCTGTTCCCTGGAAACAAAGCGATGGCCAGTACGGGAAAGGACCTGAGCATTCAGAACGGAGATCAAGAACTTGAAATCAGGGACCGCAGTCAACTCATATAGCAGCCTGGAATCCTCCTGGGCTGTAGCGAAGTTGGCTGATTGAGAGAACATGATAGTCTGAGGAACACCCAGAGCGGTTGAAATATCCTCACGCTTCTCTTTGGACAGGGCTGAGTTGGATAACCCCTCAAGGCCCTCACCGATCACCGTAGGAATAACAGCATCTGCATTGATAACCTTCGCAGCAAACGCATTACCCAGGCCATTGATCACCCTGGTAAACCAGGTCTCCAGCTCTTCCTTCTGATCGGGCTGAGTGGTAGAAGGCACACCCAAGATCGTAGCCTTGATTGCTCCACGATCGAAGAAGATCCGAGCGAACTCATCACCAGAGTATAAGACACCAGCTGCAGCCAGGGCAGCCGTAGCCGGAGATGATAACGGAGGACCCATCTCAACAAACTCATCCGGGGTCCAGAAGTAAACGATATCATCAACTGGCATCGGCCTCTTACCAGCTGCAGTCATTCGCTCGAAATTGACCAGGCCTTTGACAGGATCGATAACCGGAGCAACCGTAGTAGGAAGTAGATACCGGAGATCCATTGTCCGATTCATTGCATTGTACTCTCGGAAGAAATAAGAATAGCCAAACAGGGCCAAGGCCCCAGCAGCCTTCTTGAGTAACATATGGGGGTTGGGCAGCCAGCCCAGGACGTTCTGATAATCATCAGAGCGGTCGACTTCCTTATCGCCCTTGAAAATAGAGAAGGGAATGGATGACACAGCATGCCTACGAACCTCAATGCCCCTGAATAACCAGGGAACTTTCTGCCGAAGGACCTGCAGGTTCTTCCCAGAGTTGGATGCAGCAGTCAGAGCCTGGAACATCGTGCTACCAGGCTGGACCGAACTCAGCGCCACCTTCTGATTCCCATCAAAGAACATTGCATCTTGACTTGTCATACATCACACCCCTTTCAAATCAACCAGAAACTATTCATATCACCCTCGTATGCGTAGCGGAGAGGATCAATGAGATGATTATTTTTATCAATTGGAGTTGGCGGGGAAATTGTTTCGCCATATTTATCCTTCTTCCACTGAGCTTGCCTCAGTTCATTCTGCATTTGAATACAATTGGTATCAACTATAATCGTATGCTGCTGCAGCCACTGGATTCCATGCCGGACCGAATCCTTCCCCTTCACCGCACCGACCGCATTTGCTCCATATTTTACCAGCTCGGCAATGGACTTCGGCTCAGCAGAATCCCACACGACCATTTCCTTTCCCACCATGCCAGTCTGCCGGATCGCCAAGAGATCATTCGTCAGCCCATGCTCATACATTTCATTATACACATAAATGATCTTCTTAGCACGATCATAATGCGTAACCACGATAGTGGCCGGATCCTTCCCAAAGCCGAAATCCCCACCGTTCCTGTGGTT